GAGTTGAGTTTGAGTTTGGTCAAACTCGGTCTGGAGGAGCGTCTGAGTGGCGTCCGACTCCGCTTTGACCTCTACTTGAAAAGCGGCGAGTTGAGTTTGAGTTTGGTCAAACTCGGTCTGGAGGAGCGTCTGAGTGGCGTCCGACTCCGCTTTGACCTCGGCTTGAAAGGCGGTCAGTTGGACTTGTGTCTCGTCACTCTCGTCCTTAATGAGCTTCCCGAGGTCAACTCCGTCCTCGTAAAAAACAGAGACCGCATCCGAGTTTTGGTGGGTGTCGCAGTCTTTGTAAGCCGAGAAGTGGATCACCGTATCCGTCCCATCAACCATGTCGGGCCACTCAGTAGACGTGGCGGAAGCCCGAACGACTGTGGTGATTACCGCAGGGTCGTCGATAGAAAAATTGTGGTAAACATAGCCTACGGTCGCATTGACGACGAGAAGCACGCGGTCAGGCGTCAACTGAATGTCGTGAAGCGTAACCGTCCTTGCGGCTATGTCTAATGTGATGGGTCCCTTAAATTGCTGTTTCATACGCCTCCTAACGCGATTGAGAGCGCCATGACGGAAGCTCTACTCATTTCTCCCTGCGGGCCTTGGGGGCCAGCGGGGCCTACGAAACCGCGATCGCCGCGATCTCCTTTGACCCCCCGTTCTCCATCGGCTCCTTGTAGTCCGCGAGGGCCGACTGATCCGGCGGGGCCCACATCGCCGCGACTTCCTTGAATGCCGGTATTGCCCCTAGGGCCTTCAGGGCCGACTGCGCCAGCCTCCCCTTTGACGCCCTGGGGTCCGATTGGTCCTTCAACGCCGCGAGGGCCGACCGCGCCAGCTAATCCTTGAGCGCCTTGGGGTCCAGTGATGGAATCGCCTTTGATGCCTTGCAAGCCGCGAGGACCTTGAACGCCTGGAATGCCCTGTGCTCCAGCGGCCCCATTCGTCCCAGCCTCGCCCTTGTCGCCTTTTGGTCCGATCGCGCCCACGGGGCCGACTACTCCCTGCAACCCTCTAGGGCCTTGAGGCCCAGTCAGCCCTGAGCCAATGATCTCGATGATTTCGCTCACGCTGTAACCTCCGATACGACTACGGCTGTGCCTCTTAGGAACTTCCTAACAACGCTACCAAAAACAATCTCCAAGTCGTAAAGAAAATTCCCCGCAGGGATAGAGGCGGTTTCTTCAGGGGTTAATTCCAAAGAAATCGTCCCTAGAGTGCCGCCCAATAAAATGCGGCTGTTGGCGTTTGTAAGCTCAAAAATAACGGCTGATCGAGGGGATCGCCGCAACTGCATGCGAGCCGTAGCTCCAGTCAAATTCATAAGGGTGCCGTCCACTTTCCAGCGAAACTGCATCTGGAACGTGCTGCCTTGCTCAATAGAAAGTGGGTATTCAGTGGACTCCATTTAATAACCTTCAAGGTTAATACACCCTAGGGGGTTAAAAGACAAGGGGTATTTCTCCTAGGCGCAAACTTTTTGTCCATCATCCGCCGCCACGGAGTCCCAGCTCGATTTCCATTTCCGCCTTCCTGCGGCGGTCGAAGCCCCAGCCGTTCGCGAACCGTTTCGAGTAAAACGAACGCCGCATCGGCGATGTCGGGTGATCGTCCCATCCGAGATTTCATATCCGCTTTCGGTTCGACGCAGAGTTTCATGCCGCCCGACTTTCGGGTTTCAAAGTTTCGGGCAGTCATCTCTTGGGCGAGGTCGGGGACAATGCCTCGAAGCTGCCCGTTCTGAAGATACTCCTTCGCCCCGAACCAAAGTTCCGTGACACGGTTGATGTACTTGTCTTTCGCCTGAGTCGAGTCGTAAGCGGAGAGGGGACGCTCGGTAGGAGACCCTCCAAAATGGACGCGCAAAAATTCATTGCTTCCAAGAACCCGTGACAACGCGTCACAGAATGGAACGCCGCCGCCCGTCACGTCCACTCCGACATATTGCATCTTAACTTTCTCACGGTCTAAAATGGTTGCAATCTTCTGAGCCACTTGAAAAGTGCGCGGGTCTTTAGAACTCGCGTCATCCTCGATGTAGTGGAAGGTATCAAATGATACCTGTTCGTTCCCATCTCTATTAAGTCCATAGCTTCCGACATAGAGAACGCAACGGTCGCCGCCCGAAACAAACGAAGGGTCAATTCCGGCAATACGCGTTGTTCCACCCTGCCAGACGGGAGGTTGATCGCCCTTGAATTTGATGATCTCGCTCTCCGAATAGATCGCCTTGCTGACTCCTTGCGGAGGCCAAAAGCCCCTGAAGTCGCGCCAGAACATCGGAGAGTCCTCGCCCAGCCGCTCCACCGCATCGTCGATCTTCTCAAACTTTTGGATGGGCCAAAGATTTTCACGGGCGATATAATTGGGATTCCGCAGCGCATCAAAGTGCAAGCAAACCCCACCCAGCTTAGTTTCCCACCTATCATCATTTACCGACACTGAAGACCATCCATCTTTCGGTTCAACGAACTTTCCAAACGGATCGTAATAAGAAACAGGGTTAGCCGCCGCGCAGATGTGAAGAACCGCATTGTTGCTCAAGTTCGAGATCGCCGTATCAAGGAGGGAGTGAGACAACTCCGACAACTCATCCGCTGCTAGAAAGACTCGCGGGGCTTTCATGCCTCGCATCTTTCCTGTCACCTCTGCGGTCTTCTTGGCTTCAGCGGGGATCAAATAAATTCCCGCTTGCTCCATTCGAGCGCCGTCGCGCATAACGTAAATCGCCGGAGTCGGAGTATCCGTGAGCTTCGCAGGGGCAACAGCCTTAATCGCGGGCCAGTATCTTTGCACCGCACCCCAAACACGTTTCTTTGAATCACGGATCGAAGTTGATGTCAGCAGCCCTAGCGTGTGATACGGCGCGGCGAGCCAGTTGAGTAAAATCCAAACTGCCATGAAATCTGATTTGCCCGAGGAGCCGCAGCCAGCGAACCCGACGAATTGGCTGGTGCAGCATTCATGCAACATGGAGTCAGCCCACGGGTGCCAAACAAAAGGCTCCGAGCTTTTCGAGAAAAACATTTGAGCGGCCCGACGAAAATTATCTTCACGGAGCGTTCCGTCAGGAGCGATACTGCGGTAAGCATGAAGTTCAATCGTCCAGTCAGCGGTGCCTGGAGGATAAACAAAACCGTATCTAACTATGCTACCTTTTGGAACTGGCGTCTTGCCGTCATCGACAAAGGTTCCCGAACTTTTTTTGAACATCTGGGGACAACGTAGGTCTAACTTGGTTCAGGGTCAAATACGACTTTGCAAAAACCATTGATCTTTCAGATATTTATACAAAACCGTAAGCGATTTCGAATCCCGTATGCGCTGCCCCTTTTTGTCCCAAATTTTCTGGGACAAAATCTCAACTTACTAGGTAAAGCTACGGGTTTTTTCAGTTGCGGTTGTATAAAACTGTATTAGGTTAATACACCTGAAATCATGTTTTGTCCCAACTTTTGGGACAAAATCACAAACCAAAAACGAACTAAAAAAATGAAAATCCAAACTGAAAAACCTGACGACAAAACAACGATTCTTAAATGCGGTCACGCCCTTGTTCGGATCAGCAAGCTAGATCGCGGACCCTACACAACACACCGACTGGCGTGGAAAGTTGGGAAGAAAACTTTTCGCAGGAGCTACAACTCGGAAGCTTCGGCACTCGCAGAAGCGGATAGAATTGTGAGGCACCTCGCAACCTGCGACGGCAGCGTAACAGCCCTGAGTGGACAGGACGTGAGTTATTTCAATGAGTGCAAGGAACGATTGGGGGCAACGCCGATGCACGTTGCGGTTGAATTCTATTTGAAATTCCACGAGCGCACCTCGCAGAACCCGCATACTTTTTCCGAAGTGTGGGATTTGTGGTACGCGAAAGCCGAAGAACGCCAGCTATCCTCGCGCTACTACCAGACCCTCCGAAATCACCGGAATACTTGGGAGCCTGAATTCGGAAAACGATTCATAGATACTATCGCGTCGGAAGAGTATTTGACCTTCTTGAGCCGCTCAAAATATAGCCCAAAGAGTAAGCGGAATCTTTTCGGCACTCTCTCATCGATGCTGCGGTGGGCGGCGAAAAAGAATCAACGATTCATATCGCAGGACAAAACTGAAATGGAGACTAACTTTCCATCAGAGAAAGAAGTGACCCCCGAGTTCTACACGCCTGACGAACTGTGCGCCATATTCGCGGCTACTGAACCCAGGTTCTTAGCCTATACCGCACTCATGGCTTTTGGCGGGACTAGAAGGTCGGAGGCTAGTAGTCGGAAGCTCACCAGAAAAAATATTCTCTTCGCGGAAAGAATGATTCGGCTCGGGCCGGAGATAACTAAGACCGGAACGGGGCGTGCGCTCAACATCCCCGACAACCTCCAAGTTTGGCTTGATAGATTCGCGCCTGAAAAAGGACCGATCGCAAAGATAATAAAAATAACGCCGCCAGACGAAGGCGTGCTCAAGCTGTGCGGGGTTGAAACAAAAGATAACGCGCTGCGCCACTCCTTCTGCTCGTACCATATCGCGCTCCATCGGAACTCTGAGTTGACATCAGAGGTAGCGGGTAACAGCGTCGATATGCTCAAGAAGCACTACAAGGCGCTTGTATCCACGGTTGCAGCGGAACAGTGGTTCAATATTACCCCCGATGTGGTTCGCCAATTTGCCAAGAAAAAAGGTATCGCTTTAGCGTGGTAAAAGATTTTACTTTAATGCGCCTAAAACTATCCCATAAAAAAAAAACAAAAAAAGATTGAACACCTGTGCAAAAGTGGTGTCTAAGATAATAACCCAGCTTGACCGATGGGCGGAAAAGACAGCGGGTCAAACAACAACTAACCAACAAACTGAAAAAAATGCCGAACAAATTACGAGAAGGCACGCTCCGCGTGTCATACGTTGAATCGAAGTTAAATAACAAAGCGATCACCCTCCTTGCAGGAGCGAAGGGGGTGACAATTAGCGCGCTAATCCGCCAAGCAGTAATAGACTTCTTGAAGAAAGAAGACCCAAGTGGAGAAACAATCTCACTAGCAAGACACCTGATTGAAAAACAATCAGACAGCCCAGACGCGAGAGTTTCCGAGTCTTTGGACTTAGCGACACTCGAACGCTTGAAGAAAATCGCTATGCTCGGCAGATAGCCGAGTGTTAACCCCAAAGTTCCCAGCCGCGATAACCGTGAATTATTAACCCTCACGGGCGGCATAAAAATAGATAAATATATGACAAAAATCACCCTCGCCGTAAACTCCACCATCCACGAAAAACTTCGTATCTTCGCTGAAAATAGTGGCGTCGAACTCGAAATTTTAGCAGCGGGATTCGTGGAGCATATGGTTGAAGCCGCCTCGGACGATCCAGAACTACTCGGTGAAAATTCTGATTGCGTAATAACCGTTTAGGCATTGTATTACAGGGGGGGGGTAACTCCCCCCAGTATCAAATATGACACTCACACTTGAATGCAGTTCATTCACCGCAACCCCTATGGGGGACGGAAAAATAAGCCTTGAAGTAAAAGGGGCTACCCCAAAAGGGAAAGACACCGAAGCCTCATACGAGGCCGAGGCAGCAATAGAGCGGTTGAGCGAGTTGCTCGGGAGAAAAGTCTCCCGTGGCAACCTCGCCTACTGGCGCGACCACATGCACCTTCCTTACCGGAAGCTCGGATTAAAAAAGTTCGTCTACAAAGAGGCTGACCTTACCAAGTGGGCTAAGGGTCAATCGAAATGTAATAACCACATCACCGCATGGGAAAAATAAATTCACGAGCGAAAGGCGCTAGGGGTGAGCGAGAGCTGGCCTCTTTTCTGACCGAGGAGGGGTTCCCTGCCAAGCGCGGAGTCCAATTCAGCCAAGGGCGATTTGGGCTAACCGGAGATGATGTCATTTGCGACTCTCTCCCACTGCACATCGAGTGCAAGCGCGTCGAGGCGGGGAATCCCTATACGTGGCTCGAACAGGCAGTCAGAGACGCCAAAGAGGGGAAAATCCCTACCGTTTTTCATAAGCGCAACGACCACGGATGGATCGTCGTTTTACGCGCTGAAGACTTCATCTCCATCCTCCGTGAATCCTCTCTAGTTAAATGAACAGCATACTTGAAACCGCAATGGAAGTGACGACGGGCGATCGTCGTCGCGATTACGACAAAGCGACCTCCAACCACCAAAGAATCGCTGACGGATGGAACTGGTATATCAAAGCGAGGAAAGAGCCCGAGGCTCCGCTATCCGCTCTGGATGTGGCTCACATGATGATCGTGCTCAAAATGGCCCGCGCTTGCTACACTCCAACTCGCGACACCTACGTTGATATTGCAGGCTACGCCAAATGCAGTTCGCAGATTTCTAAATTCGAGGAAGAATGAAATTTACCCTCTACCCGTTTCAACAAGAAGCGGTGGAAAAAAACCTCAAGTCGCTTGATTCAAATGGTGCCTCTTTAGAGGCGACTGGCTGCGGCGGGGGGAAAACCATCATCGCTTGCGAGGTCGCTCGGCGCTACGCGCTGCCAGTCGGAGTGATCTGCCCAAAGAGCGTCAAAGCCAAGTGGCAAGCCACTCTGGAGTCGTTTGGCATTGAGCCCGTGTTTGTCGAGAACCCTGAAAAACTCCGTGCTGGAAACACCGCTTGGTTAAAAAAAGTGGGTAGTAATTTTAAATGGGTGCCCGAATCGCTCCTGCTCATAGTTGACGAAGTCCACATGTGCGCTGGAATGAAAAGCGCCAATGGAAAGATGCTCGAAGCCTCTCCCTATCGCACTCTCATGCTTTCTGCGACAGCGGCAGAGAGCCCGCTCCGAATGAAAAGTATTGGCGTTAAGCTAGGGCTCTTTCACTCACGTCAATTCTGGAACTGGGCTGCTCACATGGGAGCCGAACGAGGTCAATGGGGCGGCTTAGAGTGGGACCCAAAAGTGAAAGAAAACAAGCTGCGCATGCAGCATCTCCACGATTCTGTGTTTACCACTCGCGGCAACAGGACGCCGGACGCGGTTTTAAGCGAGCAGCTCCCAGACCTCACACTTTCCGACGAACCCATTTTCATTTCACCCATCGACCGTGAAGAAATTCATAAGCTCTACTCAGAGATGGTGGACATCGAAGACCCCGCCGCAGTCAAGAATCTACGCCAGCGCCAAGCGATCGAACTCATCAAGGTTCCCTACCTCGTCGAGCGTGCAGCAGCGATCACTGAAGATGGAGGCAGTGCAGTCCTGTTTCTCAACTTCCATGCTTCTATCGATCTTGCTTCAAAGCTTCTTGGCGACATTTCTGAAACAATAGACGGGAGGGTGTCGCAGAATATGCGACAGTTGAGCCGCGATAAATTCCAGGCAAATATCCTACGCTGCCTCGTCATCCAAATCGGCGCAGGGGGCCAATCCATCGACCTTCATGATGTTCATGGTAACGCGCCTCGCACGGCTCTTATCTGCCCACAATTTAGTGGAACCGCAGAGGAACAAGCAATCGGTCGCATACGACGATTTGGTGGAAAGAACCGCGCATTGGTTCTCCGGTTATTTGTTCCCGCGACCGTGGAGCAAGCAGCACTGCACCTCACAGCCCACAAGCGGGAGAATACCACAATTTTTAACGAAGGAATTATGACAGAAGAACAACCCCGCGACGTGAGAGAAGTCTCGCTCGCACTAGCAGAAAACAACGAGAGAGCTCACGCCGAACATTCGCCGTCCTCTCTGAAAGAAAAAGCGAAATGCCCAGGCTTTCGTAATGACCAAACCCGCGACACCACAGCAGCAGATAGAGGCTCCCTAGGGCACCTCGCTGTCGAGAAAGAGAACCTCGATGTCATTCCCGCCGATGATGAGTTTCTCCGCAAAAGTGCAGGCCTTTGTTTGCAGTACCTAACCTCCCTGAGAAGCAAGTGCCAAGCGCCTGTGGAGGATATTCGTGAGCGTCGTTATGTGGTCCTCGACCAGTTTGGGCATATCGATCACATCATGCTTCACGGAACCAGTGCAGAGCTTGTTGATTACAAGTTCGCATGGGGAAAATACGAAGC